TCGGAGAGATGATGAGAGAAGGTGAAGGTAGATACACTGCCTGGAAGAAGAGAACCCAATCACTATCCTATGTTTTCAAGGAAGAGATGGGTTCTCTTTTGTCTAAGCAAAAATTAGATACTATCTTTACTGGTAAAGGTCATCCACCGATACTTAAAAGTTATTTGAGTGGTGATATTTCACTTGAAACCCTGGTAATCTGTGATAGAATACTGGGATACAGAAAGGATTTTGATAAGAAACTTACGGACCCTGTGTGGGAAACCGTAAGTTTAAAAATGAAAAAATATTCTCCCTTTCTAAATATTGAAGTACTTCGTTATCGGAAGTTACTTAAAGAACTAGTCCTTAACAATTAATTGGAGTTTAATATGGCACTGGAAAACGCTGAAGTCATTAGTAATCTGACTGAACAGAAGAAGCAACTTGAAGAGCAGATGGAACAACTGCGTGTTACTTACCTCAAGGTCCTTGGTGCTATCGATGCACTGACTCAGATCGAAGAGAGTAAGGAAGAAGTTGCTGAAGTAAGTGAAACTGAAGTTGTAGAGGGTGAATGAGTTTCTTTGACTCGGAAGTCGTCCGTGCTGAGATGACTGAAATCCAGGAATTGCAAGAAGACATTTATAAAAATGTCTTTACTTTTCCTACAATGGATAAGGAAGAAAAACTTGAGCATGTCGAAATGCTTGAGACACTTCTTGACAAACAAAAGATTTTGTATGCTCGTTTGAGTTTGTCTGATGACCCAGAAGCAAAGGAGATGAAGGAGCGTATTCTTGATTCTGCTAAAGCAATGGGTCTCCCCCCTAACGTCGATATGAATGTCATCTTTAGTAACATGACCCAGATGATCGGTATTATGAAGGACCAGATTGACAAAACCGGTTCAGACCGGTAGAATAACGAAGTCCACAAAAGCCAAATCCAACCTAATCTAACAAATCCTATGTCTTTCGCAAATCTTAAAAAGCAATCCTCTCTTGGTTCCTTGACTCAAAAACTGGTTAAGGAAGTAGAGAAGATGAATACAACTTCTGGTGGTGCTGATGAGCGTCTCTGGAAACCTGAAATGGATAAGACCGGTAACGGTTATGCAGTTATCCGTTTCTTGCCTGCCCCTGAAGGAGAAGAACTTCCTTGGGCAAAGATGTACTCCCATGCCTTCCAAGGTCCTGGTGGTTGGTACATTGAGAACTCTCTGACCACTCTGGGTCAGAAAGATCCTGTGTCTGAGCACAACCGCGAACTGTGGAACAGTGGCAACGAAGCAGATAAAGATACTGTTCGTAAGCAAAAGCGTAAGTTGTCCTACTATGCCAACATCTATGTTGTGCAGGACAAAGCAAATCCTCAGAACGAAGGTCAAGTCTTCCTTTATAAGTTTGGTAAGAAGATCTTTGATAAGGTCATGGAAGCAATGCAACCTGAGTTTGAAGATGAAGAACCCATCAACCCCTTTGACTTCTGGCAGGGTGCAAACTTCAAACTGAAGTTGAAGAAGGTTGCTGGTTATTGGAACTATGATAGTTCTGAGTTTGACCGTGTGTCTCCTCTGCTTGATGATGACGACGCCCTGGAAGCACTGTGGAAGAAGCAGTATTCTCTGACTGCTCTGACTGCTGATGACCAGTTCAAGTCCTATGAGCAACTGGAAAAGCGTCTGAAGATGGTTCTGGGACAGAAGCAAGCACCTGCTCGCTACGACGAAGAGACTGCTGATGAGGACAACGATCGTGGTTCTTATGCCCCTAACTTCTCCTCACGTCAACAGCAATCTGACCTGCCTGAAGACCTGAAGACTGAACTCAACAACCTTGGTTCTAGTTCACAAGCATCTACGGACAGCGATGAAGACGATGCACTCTCTTACTTCCAGCGTCTTGCTAACGAGTGATTAAGAATAAAGTCTAATATTATCTCCTCTCTTCAAGGTTTCACTCACATATTGAGTGGAACCTTTTTTGTATTCCATAATACCCTTAAGATCATCAAGTACTAAATTAACATACTTAGGTTTAAGAACATTGATATTTCTTTTGGCATCTTCTAAACTTAGTTCATAGTTATAATTTGTTATTGCTACTCCAGGTCTTCTTTTTATAACTTCTCCTAAGGAGTTTGTAAATTCAAATTCATATTTTTCATCAACCCAAAGACCTTCAGGAAGAATCACCACACCATTATCTACTATTTCTTTTGATTCATAATGATGTATTCCTCCATGTAGATTTTCATATGTATCATACTTTGAAATTAAATGCTCATCAAAGTCTATTTGTCTCATTGGCCATTCAGAATTGATATTGATGATGTTATTTGATACTAACACTAACCAATCTAACTCAGAGTTGTCATATATTTTCTTTGCTACATTATCTGGTCTTTCATCTCCGATGATCTTATATTTCTCAAAGGTTGCAATGTTCTGATAGATGTCTTCCCTTAAGACTCCTTTCTTGAAAAGATTTTTTACTACAAGATAATCTGAGATTCTAGAATCCTTTAATCTACTGACGTATTCTAAGTCTGGTAATCTTCTAAAGTAGTTTGACATCTTAGTAACCTATAGAGTTATCATTTGAATAATCATCATTAAAGATTGGTTCAAGTTCTTGGAATTGCATATCAACCTGATACGCAACAGGCATATTATTTTCTAATGCCATGAACGTTTGATTGGGAGTGTAATTTACATTCATTCCAGTCATGGCACACATCTTAAATTTATTTAAATGTGGATTGTAACTATTATCTCCAGTAACATATTTAAGTTCAAATAGATGTGGAGACATCAAAAACAATCCACTTTTACTTCTGCGAACAGACATACCTTGTTTCAGTGATCTAATAATGAGTGAGATAACTCTTGCTTCATCTGAACTTCTTGCACTCATATTAAAAGAAAAACCAAACTGTCTCATCGATGGTCCCTGAAACAGAAGTTCTGCATTAGGGTTGATGATTGCACCAGTCGTTCTTGTAAGCAACTGTGCTCCAATTCCAGCAGCACCACCAGCAAGGATATTTGCAACTGCTGTTTTTGCTTCTTCAGTATTGCCTTGCAATCGTTTAGCAAGATCTCTTGCTGTTTCGGTAGCATCATCAGCACCACCACCAATTGCAGAAAGAGCAAACTCTGCTGCTGCTTGCTGCAGAGCATTCATATCACCCTTTCCCCATGACACTTGGTTTTGATCTTGTATTCCTCCTGGAATAGGTAAGAATATTGTTTGAATAATTTTTCCTTTTTGTCGTGCTGGAGTTTCAAGAGAACCAGCACCAGTGTTATTAGAAATTTGTTTTACTCCTTTAGGAGAATATTCACGTATATTAATCTGAAGTTTATTCATACTACTTGACATACCAACAGGATATGACAGTGGTGGTCCACTAGGCATTCCCTCACCTTCTCTGACTTCTGGTTGTGGTATATTAAGAGAAGGAACACTAGTTTCAGAACCAGTTCCAGATGATGTTGTATTAGTATCTCCTCCTTCATTAGTTGTGGATGCTACAGTAGGAGTTTCTGTAGTATCAGAAGCAGTTGTTCCTGTGGTAGGATCTTTTACTCCAGGAACACCAGCATCTTTTAATGCTTTTTTAACATCATTAGATGAATGTTCGTTTATAAGAAATGCTTTATCATTATTAATTCCTTTCTTTAAGTCAGTATTAAAAAAGTCATCAAATTCTGCCTTAGATAGACTAAGACCATTTCTAGTATTCCATCTTCTACGAAATTGATTTCTTATAGTCCATTCATCTCCAACGTTATCTACAGTTGCAAGTAGAGTTCTTCCCAATAAACCTTCGTTTACATACAAAGAAGCTTCACCCGTCTCATCGTTTACTTCTAAGATAGTTGGGAGGGGTGGATTACCTAATGCCCTTTCAGATCTTTGTATCGCCATTCTGCGGGGGGTTTTTATTTATTTAGTATGAACTTTCCATATTGTATAGAAATTAGTTCATCAAGTTCTTGACGATTTACAATATAAACTTGACCTGCTAACTCTTCCCAAGTATACTGACGATACTCTTGCCAGTGAAAATTAAGACCACGAAATCCCCAAGGAAATAAATCAGTCACCACAACTAAAGGATGTTGGTCATAAGTAATACCGGGAGTTTTTGCATTATAAACAAAGGTGCAAAAAGTTCCTTCATCTGGCACTGGTGTTACAGTATCCTTTAATGCATCCATAATCATTAACATCTGATCCTCTTGATCATGAGTAGCATTTATATCATCCAGTATCGGTTCAATACGATTGCTACTCTGACTTTGCTTTTGACTCCTTTGCTTTAGAGTTTTTCTTGGCATTACTTAATTCCTAGTTCGACTTCTGTTATGATCTTAAATTCAATTCTTCTATCATCACAGAACTCTCTTGCTGCTTTCCATTTTGCTTGATTGACAGCATAGGTTTTCATCTCATAAAGATAACCTTTTGTTTGTCTCTTTGGTTTTTTTGGTGGAGCACATTGTTTCTTAGGTTTCACTTCAACCACATAAGTTTTAATTCTTCCTGTACTCTCCTTTACTTTCATAATAAAGTCGGGGAAGTATCTGTGAACTCTATTATCAACGGGAGAGATATAAGGGATGTAAAATTCTTCACTGCCCCACTCAAGCACCTGTTCGTTCAAGTCACAGTATCTACAGAATTTTCTCTCCCAACTACTTCTACAGATAATATTGTTAGGGTTGCCCTTATATTTTTTCGGATAGGAAGGATAGTACTTACTTTTATTACTTTCCGCCATACATAGTATATAACCTTAAAAACTATTTAGATGGCGCAACCTAAGTCAATAGGACAAATAAAAAGTGCATTGCTTAGACCATCTCTGACATCTAAGTTTGCAGTTTCAATACAATCTCCTGGAATTTTAGGTGGATTTTTTAATTCCACTACTAGTGATGAATTTAATATGTCTTGCTCTGAAGCATCTCTTCCTGGAGTATCTCTGAATACTCAAGAGATAACAGGTGATCGCCATGGTGTTACTGAGAGAAATGCATATAGAAGAATGTATGATGATAGAATTGATTTAACATTCTACGTTGAAGGAGAAGACCATACACAAATAAGATTTTTTGAGAAGTGGATTAACTTTATTGTTGGCGATGATACCAGAGATACTAGAACTAATCGTGGATATGATTATAAAGTAAAGTATCCAAATGATTATAAGACATTAATGTTCATAGAAAAATTTGAGAGAGATCATGGATCGCCTTTGATTTATACTTTCATTGATGCATATCCAATTGCAATTAACTCAATGCCTTTATCATATAGTTCTACTGACATCCTGAAGTGTACGGTATCAATGACATATCTCAGATACATTGTCGAAGATAATTAAGATTCTAGAATACACTATAAATAATTTCACTGAACTTTATAGGACATTATGCCTTTACCAAAGATTGCTACGCCAAGATATGAACTTGAGTTGCCATCAACAGGAGAAACAGTTACATACAGACCATTTCTAGTTAAGGAAGAGAAGGTACTTGTTATTGCACTGGAGAGCGAAGACAATAAGCAGATCACTAATGCAATCAAGACTGTTATTCAAAGTTGTATTATCACAAAAGGTATCAAGGTAGAGAAACTTCCTACATTTGATATTGAGTATCTGTTTCTCAATATCAGAGGTAAGTCTGTTGGAGAAGAGATTGAAGTAAATATTATTTGCCCCGACGATGGTAAGACACAGGTTCCTGTGACAATTGATCTTGATGATATTCAAGTTCAGAAAGATGAGAAGCATAGTAAACAAATCAAAATTGATCCCACGATCATGATGGAAATGAAGTATCCATCATTGGATCAATTCATTCAGAATAACTTTGACTTCACTGATAAGAATGCAATGGATCAATCATTTGAGTTGATCTCAACTTGTATTGATAAAATTTACACTGAAGATGAAGTGTGGGCAGCAGCAGATTGCAGTAAGAAAGAGATTAAAGAATTTATCGAATCAATGAACTCTACTCAGTTCAAAGATATTGAGAAGTTCTTTGAGACAATGCCTAAACTGTCTCATTCTATTACTGTAACTAATCCAAATACTAAGGTAGAGAGTGTGGTTGTACTGGAGGGACTGTCAAGTTTTTTCGCGTAGGCATGATCCATATGGATCTTGAGAGTTATTATCGTCTCAATTTTGCCCTAGTACAGTACCATAAATATTCATTAACTGAGATTGAAAATCTTATTCCTTGGGAAAGAGACATTTACGTTGGATTATTGCAAGCACATCTTGAAGATGAAAAATTAAAGCAGCAGACGGCAAATGGCTAGAAGAAGTAAGGCACAGATAAGAGAAACTTACAGCAGAATGCTGGGAGAGGATCTTGTTGCCAAACTTTCTGATGACCAGATTGCTCTCATATCAAAGACATACAACTCTCTTGATAAAGAAGAATCTTCGGAGGTTGATAGTCGTATTTTTATGGGTTATAATGATACCGTCTTGCATGAAATGGCAAGGGATATGGTTGGCGAAGATGAAGAAGATGAAGAAGAGGAAGAAGATATTCCAGAAGGACTTGATGATTTACTAGGTTCTATCCAAGAAGAATCTCCAATAGAACCAAAGGTAACTACAATCAAAGCAGGTGCGATTGTCCCTGCAAAGTTTTTTGGTGAGGATAAGTATGCCAAGTATCGTGATGAGTTGATAGCAGAAGGCACCATCGATGGTGAGCAACTAACTAGCGAAGAAAGAAAGGAAGGATTCAAAACAAGAAATGATTCAGATAAGTTTGCTACATTTGTTGAAAAATTTCTGAACCGAAAGAAAGAATCGGATAAGGAAGAGGTAGGTTCTCTTGGTGCTGGTGGAGGTGCTTTAGTTGTACCAACACAACAAAAGATTAATGTTGATCCATTAGACGAAGAAAAAGATAATAACTTTGATGACATCTTAAGAGGTATTGATGATATTCTTGAGGTTATAAAAAAGGATCAAAAACTTGAAGAGAAGAAAGCAAATAAGGAGAGAAAGAAAGAGGAAAGAGAGAAGAGGTCTGTCAGAGAAAATAAGTTAGAGAAGAAAGATTCAGTATTGATGAAGGCAGCAAAGAAAGTTCTTGCTCCTGTTAAGTCCATCTTTGATAAAATTATTGAGTATTTTGCAACCATATTCTTGGGTAGAGTATTATTTAAGTTGCTGGATTGGTTTGGCAATCCAGACAACGGTAAGAAGATTGATAGTATTATCAGGTTCTTAGGCGACTGGTGGCCTGCGTTGCTTGGAGGATACTTATTATTTGGAACTAAACTTGGTGGGCTTATAACAACTATAACAGGATTGTTGGTTAGGTTTACACCAAAGATATTGAGACTTCTTAAGAATCCAATTGTTCTTGGTGCAGGTCTCTTTGCTGCTGGTGCTTTAGTTCCAAAAATGTTCCCTCAAACTGTTGAGGATGATGCAGATAAGCAAGCAAATAAAGCAGTAGAAGAAAAAGGAAAAGAGAAGGCAGCAGCAGATATAAGAGCACAGAATGAAAATAGAGGTGTGCTGGGAAGTATAAGTGATTTCTTTACAGGTGCTGGTCAAGAAAGAGAAGAGCAAGCACAGAGAATAGAAACTGGTAAGGAGAAAAGATATGGTTTCTTTGGTGAGATAAAAGAACCACCAAAAGAAATGAGTGGTGGTGGTAAAGTCACAGGTGAATCTGGTATTGATAAAGTTCCTGCAATGCTTACCAATGGTGAGTTTGTAATGAGCACTGGTGCCGTACAGAAGTATGGTCTTGATACTATGATGGCAATGAATGCTGCTGGTGGCGGAACAAACAAACCAAAGATTATGCAGGGCACGATGTATGCTAACGAGGGTGGTCCTGTTGGCAAAATTGATTTTGATCCTGTAAGTTATAAGCAAGGTATGATTAGTAGTAAGCACATAGAAAATCCAGGTAATACTGGAGAGACATATGTGCTTGGATATACTAGAACTCCTGATGGTGATGTGACAGTTAAGCAAATGAACAGAGTTGTTGATAAAGCATTATTTGGATTCCTTGGATCGGATAAACTTACTGGCGTATCTCCTGAATCGGATAAGTGGAATCTTGTTTTAAACTCTGCAAATACTAAGAAGGAACTTTCTGCAATAACAGGTTATGACTCTGGAACTCCAATAAAAACTCCACCAAAGAGTATCAAAACAGACCCGAAAGCAAAAATTGCTTATGCATATAATCAATCATATCAAACTGTAAAAAATAGTTGGTTAGAAAAAGGTGTTAATGAAAAGACTGCGGAATCTTACGCAGCATCTGCAGCAGCAGAAGGAGCAAAACTTACTGAGGATGGAGCATACTTACCATCATCTGATAAAGGTTACAAGGAACTTGAGAATGTAAGTGTTCAAAGAGGTAAAGGAAACCCTGCATCTGAGAAACCAAATAGTATTGTTGAGATGCTGAAGAATGCTATTATGAGTATGGCTGGTGTCTCTGGCGCAAAAGAAGGACCTGGACAAAATGAACAGAATGAGAGAACTTCTGAATACCAGGAGGCAGATTTAAAAGGTGCCAAACTTGGAGAAGGATATGGTACTGGGGGAAGTAAGATTGCTGGTGACCTTGGAACATTTATGAAGTCTCAGAAAAATTCTTTACCAGTTACAGGAAGTATTCATAGGCATCCGAAACATCCAACCTGGTCTAAGAGTGGACATAGTGCTAATTCATATCACTATGAAGGAAGAGCACTTGACATTGGAGGTTGGACACCATCACACCCCAGCAGTGGTGGCGGTGATGAACAAGCACCAGTTCTCAGAGCACTGATTGAATGGAATAAGAAGAATAAAGTAGAACCTGTAGAACTTATTCACGGTTCACCTGCTTATAGAAACTATGGAAGTTATAGGCAATACCCAGACTCTCACTCCAATCACGTCCACGTAGCATATAAGGATGGTGGTCCTGTTATTACAAAACCCGCTAAACTTACGGTTCCTGATATTACTCCACTACAAAAATCAAAACCAAAAGTAACTGTGATTGATGGTGGAACAAAGGCTACTGCACCACAACGTCAGGTGACATCAACTCAGATACCTGCATTTAATGCATCCTCTGCATCAAGAACAAAAGCAAATCTCTTAGGAATCATTGATTACTGATGAAATTACTTCCTAGCGCAACAGATTCATCAATCATAAAACCAAGAGCAAGTGTTATCTCTGCAGATAAACTTGTTCCAACTTTTAGTGACAAGAAAGCAGAAGACCAAGAGAAGACAACAGTTATCAAAGAGAAACTCACTACTATTGCTGGAATACTAGAGGGAACTCTTGCTTCTAAAAAGAAAGAAGAAAATGATAAGAGAAAGGAAGAACAACAAGAGAGAAGGTCACAGAGAGAAGCAAAGTTAGAAAAGAAACCAAAGGATACTGGTGGTAAGTTAGACTTACCTAAAATTCCAGGAATGAGTTTCTTTGAGAGAATAAAACAATTCCTTTTAAATGTTTTAGGAGGTTATCTTCTCTATAGACTTATAGAGTTTGCACCTAAGTTGGTGCCCGTTATAAGTGGCATCATGCACGTTGGTGAATGGTTAATTGATTTTGGTGGTAAGATTCTGAATGGTCTTGTTTCTTTTATTGATTGGGGATACAAAGCATACGATTGGACACGGGGTCAAGTAGAAAATATCTTTGGCGAAGAAGGTGCTAAAAAGTTTGATGATTTTGCAGGACTAGTAAACAAATTATTAAATGGTGCTTTGATTGGTGCCATGGTGGCAATCAAAGTTGCTGAGGGTGTTAATAAACAGGTAGCAAAAACTGCAGCAGCAGGTGGAAGGGTTGCTGCTGGTGTTGGTGCTCGCGGTGCTGGTAGAGTCATAACGAGAACTGCTCTCCGTATTGGAGGAAGAAAACTTGCTAAGACTGCTGCAGTTAAAGGGACTCAAAGTCTTGTATCTGGTGCAGTAAAAATTATCAGTCCTCTTGTAAAGAGAGTACCAATCATCGGTGGCATTATGGAATTTGTTTTGTCCTGGATATCAGGGGACCCTATAGGTAAGGCAGCATTCAGAGGTATCGGAACTGGTCTTGGTACTTGGTTGGGTGGTGCTATTGGTACTTTATTTGGTCCTGGTATTGGAACCTTCATTGGTGGTGCCTTAGGTGGTGCTGCTGGTGCTGAACTTGGTGGGTTATTATATGATGTAATCTTTAAAGATAAGCAACCACAACCAGCAGAGATACAAGGTCGCCAAGAGGGAGGTCAAATCAAACCATTAGATACTCCAAAGGAAAGAGTAATAAAACCCAACTATGCAAAAGGAATCCAGAAAGTTCCTCCGGTAAAAACTGATGATGAGAAATCTAAGTTTTCTGGTCCTACAAAA